CTTTTACCAACTGTTTTTATTATTTTCCAATCATATCCTAGGCAATCAGATGGTGCAGTTTGTATATTACTATTCCGCACAATCCAAATCAAATAATCTTCCATCATCTGAAATAAGTCGTCGTACCAAATTGCTTGAATCATTAATTGACAAGTACGAACATAACTCAATTGTATTGATATATTTTTTGTTCCATAACACCACGACGCAAATATTTTATCTTTTTTTAACGTGGCTACCATTAAATTTCTACCTTTATACTTAGTATTAATTGTTGTTCTACTACAAAATGTATTATCTTTCCATTCACGTGGTTCATAACTTTCAACTTTAAGTTGAATACCATACAAGGTCATATAATTCAATATTATTTTAACATCTAAATCTGTGTAAAAGATACAATCGTCACCACATATAACTATTTCAAAATGTTCTTTAAATTCTTCATAACTATATTTATTATCATTATAATCTTTACACCAATGGAGATATGCCAGAACGAATAAACAAAACACATGTACACAATTCGTCTCAATAGTATTAGTAGTTCCTGAGGCATTACCACCTCTTTTTCTAAGGATGAACCCACCATACCATAAATAACAGTACCACATATCCCACCACAAAAACCACATTATTTTATAATTTTCATCAGTTTGATCTTCTTTTTTCAATGATTCCCATCTTAATAAAAACTCTATATAATAGAATAATTCTATAACCGTAGAATCACATTTACTAATATCAAAACAGTAACATTTTTTAAATTTTTTCTTTTTCATTTGCCAAGAATGCCATCCTCCATCAAATTCATTAAACCCAATAAACATGGGTTGATCTTCAGGATTAAGTGCTATTCTATGATTAAATTCACAACAAAATCTCATCATATTTAAATGATAAGGAAACGGAGCAACACAAAAACTTCTATATTTTTTATTAATTATTTTTTCTTTTTCTGCAACCATATTTTTAGGATAAACAGTAAAAATACTGTTATACAAATCATCTCTCAATTGTATATGTGGAGCTAAACCTAATTTAACCCACATTTCTCCTTTGGTTTTAAAAAAATATGGTGCGTCGGTCCATGGTCGACCTGGTGATTTAGTCATATCAACTAATAATATACACTCTTCAAATGATAATACATTACACCCTCGAGTTAAGGGTAACCACTCTCTAAAACAAAAATCTCTTATTATTTCTAATTTTTCATCATCGAATCCATAATAATTTCTATCTTCATATTTAGTTAATTCAGAGGCTATATTTCTCATTTTAGTATTAGTTCTAGCCCATTTATCAGATTCTATTTTTTGTATACTATATAAATATTTACACACATGTACATCTTTCTCTTTACTAAATAATTCTAATTTATTTCGTTGTATATTACTCCACGAAAAATATTCTTCAGCTATATAAAAAACACTAAAACCCCTAAGTTCTTTAGGATATATTTCTTCCAACCATTTTTCAGCTTGTTTTCCTGTCATCAATCTATCTGCTATATTAGGATAATATTTTTCTAAATCACTTTGAGTAATATACAACGAAATAAATTAGAATTATTTAGTAAAGAGAAAGATGTACATGTGTGTAAATATTTATA